TTCTCAATAGTATAATAACATATAGACACTAAGTATATTTATTTTTTTAATTACAATGTTGGTTGGGGTATATGGTTCCGGATCCTCCGCTCCGCTCCGGACCCTCCACTGGTGCATCATCAATTGTTTGTGTGTGTGTCAATGTGGATGATGTGAAATCTCTGGGGGAGTTTCTCTTCGGCTGGTGGATGATTACTTGTAACTACTATGTGTGCTTGTATCCACTTCTTACGTGGTTCATACTTTGTTGATAGGTGAAAAGAATGATTTGATAACTTTTCTAATATGTGATAACTTTCGTATCCTTGTTGTGCTCTGCTGAAGTCAAACCAGATGATTTGGTTGTTGTCGTAAGCATACAGCAAATCCGGTAGTTTCCCGTCGGCTGGTAGTACGTCATACTTCGTAGAACAATAGTCACAGAACGTTGTTTTTCCCGTGCCTGATTCGTTAGACCAAATCCATATAATACGTCTATGCTTAGGTGGTAGGTCTAATAGTGTAACTACTTCTTGTTGCCATGGTCGCAACTCTATATCTATAGTATGTTGTATAGGTTTAGTATCTAATACTCTCTCTGCCCATTTTGGATACTTTGTCATTATCTGGTCCAAATCTGGGTCCTGGTATAGGTCGTCACGTTTTCTTTTCTCTAAAATCTTCGACCTTGCTTGGACTAGGTCGATACGCTTTCCAGGTTCGACCATCCATTCTCCAAATTCCTTTGGAGCCTCTTCCCTCGACTCCTCTTTCATGCAGTAGACTCTTGCTTGTTGACGGGTGCCTTGTCTTGGTTCTAGATGAATGGTATCATCTGAAAATGCCTCTTTTACAGCTCTCATTCTCATAGTCCGCGTAAATTCCGTGTAGCCTTGAGCGTGTACACGCTGAGTCTCAGGGCATTTTTCGAGTTGATACACGGTGTATCGATGGTACTTATTGGTCTCTGGGACCTTTACTGGTAATTGATATGTAGTCCAGCACCAATTTCTTAGTCCACTTGTGTCACTCATAGTGTCAGTGTCGGTGTCGGAGGTGGTGTAGGTAATACTATGCTACACCACCTATGACTCATATAATCTCATAGTACGAGATTTTTATTATGGTTAGAGAAGATCGAGAAATTTCTTAAGAAAATTCCAACTATCGGAACGACAAAAACATAGAAAATTTCATTTATTAAGGGAAGTCTTTCCTAGGATCGAATAAATCAATCCACATATCTACTGTCCATGAGTAACTAACACTAGCTGATCCTGCTGTTCCCGCATGAGTAAAAGCCCAAATCCATCCAACTAATGTCTTTGAAGGGTTGGCAGTAGTAGTGCCAGTCCACGAAGGATCTGCAAAATACTCAAGGGGCTGAGTAAAAAGCTTCGATAATCGCCAAGTCTTAGATAAAGTACAAGAATTACTTGTACCAGATCCATAAGAATTAAGAGTTTTCCATTTAACATTCTTGTTTCCCTGCCATGCAAGGCATTCTGAACGATCAAGTGTTCCAATTTCAGTAGTTTGGCTAGGAGTACTAGCCCCAATACCAACGCGAACAGGTACTGTATTGGTATTATCAAATCGAACAGTTATCTTAGCCGTAACAACACGAAACCTATTATACATTGTTGTATAAGGTTCAAATCCAGGCATTGCAACATTACCAAGAGAAGGATTAACATCAAAAGCTCCATTTAATCGCATTTGAAAAGCTTCAAATCCAGTTACCCCTGTAAGAACTAGGGAAGCATTGGAATCATCTATGTATCTGAGGTGGATCCTTTTTTTGTCGGACCACATGAGGGGGACTTTGGCAGTTCGTCTTCGTCCGTATCGCTTGTTTGTTCTTCGCTTGAATACTCGGGATTTACGTCTAGTAAGTCGTCGACTAGATCTTCTACGCTGAAATGTTTTTCTTGGCATTGTAGTATGATATAGTGTGCGAAGTCTCGAGTGCTCATTCTCAATAGTATAATAACATATAGACACTAAGTATATTTATTTTTTTAATTACAATGTTGGTTGGGGTATATGGTTCCGGATCCTCCGCTCCGCTCCGGACCCTCCACTGGTGCATCATC